ACTTTGAAACAACAGAGTATGTACCACCTACTACTACAACTTTGCCACCTCCACCACCACCTCCACCACCTCCACCTCCTGAACCTGAAAAGGTAGAGGTTGTAATGGAAGATGGTTCTACTGCTGAATATAAAACTTATGAAGTAGAAGATGGCACTGTTGATAGAGATAATCAGCGTAAAATTAATGAAGATAAGTATGGTTGCTATATGACTGATGCACAGATAGAACGTGGAGATTGTAAGTTACCTAAAGAAGAAGTTATAATAATTGTTGATGAAGAACGAGATACCAAAGAAGAGCTTCCTGATGATGATGTTGTGGTACCTGAAGTGGTCGTGGAAGATGAAGTTAAAGAACCTGAACCTATTAAAGAAGAAGATATTGTTGAAGAGGAAATTAAAATTGATGTTGAGGAGCTTGAAGAAGAATTTGACTTTGAAGAAATTGTCATTGAAATACCTGACGAAGTAATAATTATTATAGAAAAAGATATTATAGAAGAAGATATTGTCGTAACTATAGTTGAGGAGGAACTAGATGAAGAAGTTGAAAAAATTACAGAGGAAGTTTTGGTTGAGCCAATACAGGAAGATGTTAAGGAAAAAATTGTAAAACTTACTGAAGAAGAAGTAGCTGTTGAAGTTGCTGAAGTTGAAAAAGTTATTGAAGATATTGTTATAGAAGAAGTTACTACTGAAGAAGTCATAGAAGTTATTGAACAGGTCAATGATATTGGTGTACAAAATTTAGACCAAGCTACAGAAGAAGTACAAGAAGTTGTGCAAGCTGTTGTTGAAGAAGCTATAGAAAATGTAAAAGATTTATCTGAAGAACAAGTTGCAGTTGTTGCAGAGGTATTACAAGTACAAAAAAATGATGTTGAGATTATTGCTGAAGCAGTCAAAAAAGATAAAGTTGTAGCTGAAGCTGTAGAAGAATATGTAGAACGTGCTGTAGAAAATGCAGATGTAGAAAACTACACACTTGCTGATGTTGTTACAGAGGTACAGTACGAAGCATTTTTAGAAAATCCAATAGAAACATTTGTAGATTTAGATTTTGAAGGTATAACACTAAGTAACATAGGAGATGATATGACTAACGACCAAAAGGAAAAAGCACAAGAAGTTGTAGTGCCAGTTATTTTGACTAGAATAGCTACTATAGCGGCTTTTGTATTTAGGAGAAGTCTATGATTAACAAGCTATGGAACTGGTTTGTCAAAGCAATAAAAGAAACATTAAACCTTAGTTGGACTTTGGTTGGTTTAGTTATTGCTACGCTTACACTTACTGGTTCTGCACAACAAATCACAGGACTTGCTACTATAATTACATTAGCTGTTTGGTTATTAACAATTAGCTTTAGAGACTAGGAGATATTATGGAATGCTGCGGAAGCGGTTGCTGCGGAGATAAGTAGTGAAACTACAGGTGGTACGAACACAGTTCGGTAGAGACGCAACAAATGGTTTACTATTTATTGATGGTTTATTTGAGTGTTATACACTTGAAGACCAATATCAAGAGGTTAAGGTTATGCATGAAACTTGTATACCTGAGGGTACGTATGACATTAAGTTTAGAACAGTTGGTGGGTTTCATGAAAGATATAAGAAACGTTATGGCAATAGTCACTATGGTATGCTTCACTTACAAGATGTTCCTGGTTTTACTTATATCCTTATACACTCAGGCAATACAGACGAACATACATCAGGTTGTCTTATAGTTGGAGAAACACAACAAGACCTTGATGTAAGCGAAGATGGTTTTGTAGGTAGCAGTGGTAAAGCATACGTTAAGCTGTATGACAAGATTGCAAAGCAATTACTTATAGGAAACCCTGTAACTATTGAGTATTCTAAAATTAACTTGACAGATAGTGTACAACAATCTGACAATACAACTGTACAGTTAGATGACGTACAAGAGAAATTACAAGAGATTAATGGAAATGTTCTCAAATTAGGTGCTAAAATAGATGGCAGAAATATTATATAATGGCTAAGAAAAAGAAAACATACAAGACTTCAGGCAAACCTAAAGTCGCTGCTATGAATGAATACATTTATAAAAACATTCGTGAAAGTGATTACAAAGTTAATAGACCTGGTAAGCCAAAAAAAATATATAAACAACAAATAGCTCAACGTACAAATTTAAAAGTATATAAAGCGTCACCTGCAGAGTTAGCAAGGTCTAAATATAAAGGACCTAAATTTAGTAAACTTCCTGGTGCAAGTAAACCAATGCCTACTACAGTTGTAAAAGGTTTTAAAGTTGGAGACCCAAGGTATGTACCAAAAGCTCCTTATGCTCCTGAACCTGGATATAAAGCTCCAAGTCAAATGCCTGTACAAAAACAAAAAGCAAAAGGATTTACTAGACCACAAAGATTAGGTGGATATGCAGGTAAATCTTCACCTTTAAATCAAAAATTTATTAAAGAAGCAAGTAAACCTATGTCAGCTACTGCAAAAAAAGCATTACTTACTAGAGGTGCAAAGGTTGCAGTTAAAGGTGCATCACGTTTAATACCTGGAGTTGGTACAGCACTTCTCGTCAAAGATGTTTATGATGTAGCTAAGTGGGCAAGTAAACAACCTAAGGTTAAAAAAGTAAGTAAGATTTACGGAAGTCAAATAAACAAATCTTATAAGTACAATAGATAATGTTTGTTAAGTTTAAAAGAAAAAGAAACCAAGACGGCACGTTCAAGAAGGACGTTGGGTGGACACCTTGGAATGAAGCATGGGAGTATAAGATGAGTGCAGACCTTAAAGATATGTTAGAGAGAACCGCATGGACCTTTGTAGAAGCGTTTATTGGTGCTTTAACAGTAGCCCCTCTTGTTGGTGTAGAAGCTGAGACACTTCAGTTAGCTGCGTTAGCAGGTGGTGGTGCAGCATTAGCCGTCATTAAGACATATGCTAAGAAGCAAATTACTAAAGGTGGCGTCAACCAAGTTAGTAAATAATGGCACAAGAAAAACCTAAAATGCAGAACGAAGATAAAGCTAAGAAACGCATTATCAAAGAGTTACGTGTTGCTGATGAAATGCGTAAAGCTAGTAAACAGTTATTGGCTTCGGGTACAGCACGTGAAAGTTCTTTAAGAAAAGCTAAAAGATACGCACGTTTAAGTAATGAGTTGAGCATGAGAGCTGACGCTTATTTGTCAGCGTTGAAACCTTTAAAGAAAAAGTATAGTTCTATTAGTAAAAGATACGGAGAGTAATATGCCAGTGTATAAAACAGGTAAGAAAAAACGCTATATGCCTAAACGTAAAAAAGTAAAGAAGTAACTTATGCCAATCGTTTATCGTGGAGAACGTTTTGCAGGTTACAACAAACCAAAGAGAACACCTAAACATAAGACTAAATCTCACGTAGTACTTGCTAAAAAAGGTGATACTGTAAAGTTAATTAGATTTGGTCAGCAAGGGGTTCGTGGTGCAGGTAAAAATCCTAAAAGTAAAAAAGATAAAGCACGTAAGAAGTCTTATTACGCACGTCATAATGCACAAGATAGAAGCCCCGATAAGTTATCAGCACGTTATTGGTCACACAAGGTTAAGTGGTAATGGCTAAGAAACCTGCTAGAAAACCTATTAATGCAAGTACCAAAAAAACTTTACAAAACAAAGCAAAGAACTCAAAGTATACATACGGACAGCTTGCTCAAGTTTACAGGAGAGGACAAGGAGCATACCTATCATCAGGTAGTAAGTCAGCTTCCATGGCAGCTTGGGCTATGGGGAGAGTTAATAGTTTTATTAGGGGTGGTCACCCTCAAGATAATGACATAAAAAAAGGTTCACGTGCCAAGAAAAAAAGTTAAATATGAAAAAGGCGTACCCGCCAAGTATCTTAAAAATAAAAAGAATAGCAAGTCATCTGTTGCTAAAGAGATTAAAGCCACTGCTAAGGCGTATAAGCAGGGTCGTTATATAGATTTAAAAAAGGTTCAAAAGAGTAGAGCTACAAAGAAGAAGTAGGTTCTCGTTGCAAATATCCCATTAGTAGTTCTCTATACGCTACACTAGTACCAACTCTTTGTCTGCCGTCATAGATATCGTGATGATGTTTACAAAGAATAGCTACATTATCTAGGTCAAACTTACGTTTCTTACTACCACCCATACCAATTCCTTTTATGTGTGCTAGCTCTAACCATTTATTATCCGTGCAGTATGCCCACTCACAGGCGTAATTAGCCCTTCTAAGAGCTACTTCTCGCATTTCTGATAGATTGTCCGTCATTTTGTAAGAACTTCATATAGAGTGTATTTAACAGTTAATTCTTCTTCGGGCATAATATCTTTATCCGTTACAAGAGCTTTGATTTCTCTATCTACGTATTTGTATTTACAGTTAGGATACTCGCTATGGTTTAAGAAACCACCTAATGGCGTGCGTACCCACCCATGTTTAAACTTATCATGAGCTACGTGCGTTACACCTATGACTGTATCGTAAGGTATTATGTCTTGTGCGAATATACCAAAACCCTCTATTGTACTTTCTGCTAAGTAAACAATAGAGGGTAAGGGTCTATATTCTTCTTTTATAAACGTCATATAAGGTTTGTTTCTTTAAACCAAGGATTAGTTGATGTACTACTAATAATATGAGTTATGTATTCATTCATAAACATTAATAACCCCTCAAGGTCATCAAATGTTATCTCATTTATTTTGTCATACTTAACTTCTATATCATTGTCTTTCCACATCTTTGATGTTTCTTCTAACTTAGATATATCAGTAGTAAAACAACTGTATCTTTGTCCGTCTTCAAAATAAATTAATTCGTATATCTTCATGACGCTTCCTTATTTACTAGCTCTACTTTATGTAGAGTAGATTGATTTACATTTTGCATGTACTTTTGTTGCAGTATGTCAAGAGCTTTTGTCATGTCATCTGCTTTAATTGTTTTGCGAAATACAATTTCAAATGTGTAATCGTTCATTACTTGTCCTTTCCATTCCAATATGATTTTTTACCTGTCATAATATCTTCACGATAATACTTTGTGTACTCATATTTAATTGTAATCTTACGATTAAACATGTTAAACAAAGTTATTGTTTTACTTCCACGTTCAGTTGTTCTTGGCATAAGTTACTCCCAAGATAAACGCAGTTAACGTAAGCATTAGTATTAATGCTATATCATTCATATACATTCTCCTATTTCTTCTATTGGTACTAAGACACCTTTACTTGCGTTGTCATCACCACCAATAGTTTTGTTCTTCCAATGTTTTCGGGCTAATGCTTTCATACGTTCAATGGGTACAATGTAAACCATTACTATTGTTTCATCTTCACGTACTAACATTAACGCCCAAAACTCTGCTTCTGTTACAGCTATGCCACTAGGTTTACCACGACATTCATATTCAACAAAATGATTGCCTGTAGTTTCCCATATGTGACGTTCTGATTTTACTTCTATACGTTTGCCCTCAAAAAATTCTTTGAGAGTGTCTTCCATTTGTATACCTTTTGCAAGGTCAATGTCAAACTTATTTGTATAGTTATTCTTCTTCTGCATTGTCACGTGCTTCAATGGTTGCGTCAAAGGATAATACAAACTCATCAAGAAGTTTATTTACTTTGTCAACATCAGGTGGTTGTACCTCTAAAGTTTTAATGTACTTAAAACCACCACACGCATTAGCTAAACTTATAGCCCAATCTTGCAGTTTCTTTGGGTCTGAGAAAATACTCATTCCAACACCTTTCACTTGATGACCAATGGTGCCACCCGTCATTGTAAACTAACCAACTAGCTACTTTGGTTGACACGTATGGGTCATATCTATTACTTGTTATCTTGAGCTTAGGTGTAAGCCAAGCCCAAGTATTGTCATTGAATTGCCACAAACCTACATCTTTTGTACCATTTGTGTTTACACCTACTGCAGTTTCTCTACCCGAACTTTCGCAATATATTATCAACATAGCTTTCAATATATCTTCTACTTCAAAGTGTTCTTCTACAGTGGGATACCACTCAATAACGTGTTCTACTTTTTCTTGCGTATCAGAACATAGAATATAATTATCTAAATCTACAGGTGTAAGTGGAGTAGTTACTGCACATGCAATAATTAGTTCTATCATTCTTCTTCTTGGTTTTTGGGTTTCTTGTATTTTATACCTTGAACATGTAATGAGTATGCAACACAGAACTCATCTAAGTCCTTGATATTAAAACACACAAGCCCCTCGCTTGTTCCGTCAGGTTTTGCAACAAATACAAATGGTCTATCATCATTGGGTAAGTTAGTATCATTTTGCTCTTTAGCTTTTATGTACCTATTCCACAATGTTTGTACTTGTTTACCTGCTTTGACTTCAACACGAATGAACGCTTCATTCCAACCTTCTTCGTGTACACGCAGGTGGTGTAACTTCGGCTCTGGCATTTGTAACTGTCTTAATGCTTCTAGTTGCTTACGTCTGCCTTTGCGTTTGTTACGTGACCCCTGCTTTTTGTAGTCAATCTTGTTAGGTTCCAAATCCCCATTCCTTTGGTAGGTCACTAGAATTTAGCCACCAAGATTTACGCCATTTGCCTGTATGTGCTGAACATTCATCAGGTGAACGCCCTGAACATACAAAGTCAGGACTTTTATCAGTTTTCTT